TAAATAGATTTTGCCGTCTTTAATACCGCCAAGTGTAAATACAGTCCAGTCATTCTTTTCTCGCAGGCCGGCACTAAGGTCAATACCAACACCCAGGCAGTCGTAGTCTTCTGGTACTTCTGCTTTAACAATGAGCTCTGGTGAGATACCGACGTCTGTAGATTTAACAGCGGTGTTGAGGTACTGATAGGCAAAGGCAACACGGTCTTCCATCTTGCGTTCATTCAAGTACTTCATAGACCAGAACTCTGGCCAGTACGAACGCTGCTTACCATCTGCGTCTGTTATGACTGCTTTCTGAACAATCTGTTTCCAATTATTTTTTGGAACAAATAGCGTGGCGTGTACATCGTCAAAGTGAAACCTCGTCCCAAGACAGATTGCCCTAGCCCCTTGGAACATGGTAGGAGCGATAACGTTAGACCACGTCTGTTCCATCTCTCGCCTAATATCCGGATTGTTGATTGATGCGGCGGACTTGATAGGGTCATCAATAAGTACGAGCTGTGATCGTTTCGATGTGATAGCACCTTTGAGACCACCACACGCAATAGTGAACGCTTCTTCCCCAGCTGTATCAATTCCAGCGAAGTCGTAGTCGATACTCCAGTACTCGTCACTACGCTTGATTTTTGATAGTCGTACCATGGGGAACACTTCGCGGTACTTATTACTGGTAAGTATTCCCTTGATAGTTGCTGATTTAGCACGGCTAATATCCACCATGTAGGCGATGTAGAGAATGCGCAGCATTTGCCCTGCAGCAGCATGTCTCCCGATCATCCAAGCAGCAAACAAACCAAGGACAGTGCTTTTCGCAGATCCACGCGGTGCGAGGATCGCTGTGTTTGGTCCCCCGATTCCTAATAGACATTCGCTATCTTCTCCTGTACATAGTTCTGCGTGCCACTCCAACATATGGTTTGCTGGAGCCTTTCCCATAAATACACAAAAGTCTTGAAAGTTATCTCTTGCTCTTAATACTTCTGGACTTGGCGGCTTAGTAGTGACTTTCGTCGCTGTCATCAAAGCCGAACGTTTATACGCTAATGCGATACTAGGTGTTGCCATAAAGCTAACTCTTTAGCTTAAGTTTAACGTACCCCAAAATTCTTAGCAGCTCTTTCCATCTGTCGATTTTTTGCACGGGCTATTGCTTGACTTCTTTTTTGTTGCTGCTTAGAGATAGAAAATGCAGCACCAATATCTCTTGCATATTCTTCTGCTTCCATCTGCCGCACATTAGTCATAGACCCTGCTTGTTTGATACCAGGCAGTGATTTAGCAAGGGTGCCTTGCAGTCTTAGACCAGCCGTCTTAGCGTCAACTAACACTGGCATATCTGGCAGACCGGGAAGCTCAGGTGCATTGGGGCTACGGTATACCTCAGGGGGTATCTCCATAGGTCCAGTAACAGGCGCTCCGTATGCCATTATCCTGATGTAAGTTCAGAGTAAATCTTTGCCCATACTGCATTCATAGCATTGTCAATTGGTTCAGCAAACTGTGGGTCGTCTTTAAAAATTCCCGTAAGTTCTCGCATGACTCGGTCTGCTCCGGCAAGGATGAGTCCCCGCTTATCAGTAGTTTTATTGAACCTTTCGGATGTTTCAATGTGAGAACGCAACTCCTTTTCCAAGGACGCCAGCCTGGCAGCACCGTCACTCCCTTTGATTTCTCCGGAGGTAATTGCCATTCGGAGTTCTTGAATGTCAGAGTGCAGGGCACTAATTTCACTGTTAAGTATTCCACGGCGATCTAACTTTTTAAATTTCATCTTGACCCAACGACTTAAATCGTTGAAGGTCCCGGTGTATCCTACGATTCCAGCGTATACCCAAATTTCAATTACAGAGGGGCAGGCTTCAGCAAATTCTCTGAAGTCTTCACTCTCAGACGCAGGGAGTGTATCTAACCATTGATCTACAACAGTTAGATATACTTTCCCAGTTGATGTAGTCGTTGTCATTAGAAAGACCTAGCAAGCGAACGTGCACGAGCTTGTTGACGGTTTGATTTCTTCGCAACCAATTCGTCCTCTTTCTCCATCGTCTTACGATTGTCGTCGCCCTGTGCTCCAATAACTTTAACTTCTTTATTACCTTGAGCGTCAATATTCTGACGATCCTCACTACCTTGGGTCTTAATGTTACCCTGCTCACGTGCACCTTGTGATGTCTGCTGAGCAATGATGTTTGCTTTGTCAGCTTCACCTTGAGCTTGGATATTCTGAAGCTCACGTTTGGATTGCTCACGTTGCTGAGCCATAATATTGCTTTGATCAGCAGTACCTTGAGCACCAATGTTTGCTAGCTCACGAGCACCTTGAGCAGTCTGCTGAGTTTCAATATTCTGGCGATCTTGGTTACCTTGAGAATCAATCTTACGAACGTCTTGATCACCTTGTGCTGCAATGTTCAAACGGTCTTCAGCGCCTTGTGCACCAATCGTCAAACGACGCTGCTCACCATCAGTAATACGTGTAAGACGGTTCTGTTCTCCATCGGTGATGCGGGTTAAGCGGTCTTGCTGACCTTGTGCACCAATCGTGAGACGGTCTTGCTGACCTTGGGCACCAATAATTCCAACGTCTCGATCGTACTGTGCATTAGCAAAGTTATTCTGATGCTCGAATTGAGCACCCATTGAGGCCATACCATAATTAAATTCTTCTCTACGCGCTTCGCCAGCAGACTGTCGTTCCAGCTTTTGCTGATGGCCCATCATGTCTTTCGAAATGCCTGACTGATAATCAGACATGCCTTTTGCTAACTCAGACTGAAAGGCAGATGAAAACATATCTGCCATCGTGGTGTTCTTGATTGAACGCCCTTCATCATCGCTTTCGCCAGGATCCATTGACATGAATTTATTGAACATGTCCTGCATATTGAACATGCCACCGGCTACACCCGTTTTAGTCTTCTTGGCCATCTACCAACGTATAGCTATCAAAACTATTCTAACTACAATAGGACTATAGAGATTAGATAACTATGGCTACATCTAGACGAGTTGGTAATTACGCAACATCTGCTAATGCTGTAATCCGTAACTCGGATGCAATCTTTGATGCAGCAATGTCAGGCAAGCCTGATTTCACAAAGATCTCAAAAGAGGCTATTAAAGGCAGATCTTTAGAACGTCGTGCTGTCACTAAAGCTGAAGCTGATGTAGCTAGTGCTGGTCTTAAAGCTTTTACAGATGTAAATCTTACGCGGATGCGTGAAGATACTAAAAAAGAGATTGCTGATATTAAACGTCCAGCTAAACGTATGGCTGGTGCAGTAGCAGGCTTAGGTGCTATTGCTGGTGGCTACGTCATGATGGAAGGTAATAAGAAAGATAAGGCAGAGCGAGATGAGCTTCGTGGCATGAGGGATGCTTTAGATGCCAAGCAAGATCAATCCGATGCGGACTCAGAAGCAAGACGTACTAAGTGGTTGAATGATTATATGAATGAAGGTTCATCAGGAGATTCTGCAGTTACTAATACTGGTAACTCTTCATCTCCTGTAGTTACTCCTACACCTTCAATTCCTACTGCTCCTAAACCTGTTGCACCTAAGCCTTCAAGTACTGGGCCTCAAGCCAAAGCATCGCCATCTCCTGGATTTAAAGGATTTGTTGATATGGCTTCAAAAGCAGGGGCTAAGTACCCTCAATTAGTTGCTGCTCAGTGGGCTCTTGAGTCTGGCTGGGGTAAGTCACCATCTGGTACCAACAACTACTTTGGCATTAAAGCAGCTGCAGGTGAATCTAGTACTAGCAAGCAGACTTGGGAAGTTTACGGTGGTAAAGAAGTCACTACCTCTGCAAACTTTAAAAACTATGCTTCGCCACAAGGTAGTGTCAACGATCTTGTAGGCAAATGGCATAAAGACTATAAGTCTTACAAAGGTGTTAATAATGCATCAGACGCATTCTCTGCAGCAGATATGCTAAGGCAGCAAGGGTATGCAACTGATCCCGCTTACTCTGAAAAACTGAAAAAGATTATGCGTGATCAGGGCTACTAAATAGCAATAGAAGCTCCAAGCTGAGAGAGTCCTGCCATCATCTGTTGAATGGCAGCTTGACGATCTTTACGATCTAGGCGAGCTTCTTTTAAGTCAAGCACACGATTTTGATACGCTTGTTGGTCACGACGCAGCTCACGATCAGCTCTACGATCTTCAGCAGCATTGTTCATC